ATCTTCTATACCTCCATCTGATAAAGCACCTCATACAGATTTTCAGATTCGATCCATACTTCGCTTTTTTCATAAAAAATATCATGCCCGTCAAGCACGGCTTCTGTCTGCTGTTCCAGTTCTATATTTTTTATATCCGTGTAGATTTCTATGTTCAGACGGTCTGTCTTAAAATAGACTTTCCCGTCTGCAGAGAAATTGTTGCTTCCCGGATACAGGAATACTGCAAAGGGCGGATCAGGGGATTCCCCTTCCGCAAAGTGATGATAGGCATATGGAAGTCCGATTTCTTCCATCACTGCCATGACTTCTTCATGCGTCACGAACGCAACCCCCTCTCTATCTTCTGCACCAGCTCCCTGTTTCCCTTTTCTTCAGCCGGGGCAATATGCTCCCTTCCGGCTACCCTGCCCCCGCCGCGTTTTGCATAGCCGTGTTCCAGGAGATGGGCTATCTGGTATCTGTCCTTAGAATGGACCGTCATGGTAAGGGAGTTGCTGCTCTCCGCTGTCTTTTTGATAGCCCAGCTCTTCTTATACCTTCCCGTCCGCTTCGGGGCATTTGCCTGTATATCCTTCTTCACGGTCTTGGATACATCCTTTACCGCATCCTTGACGGTATCCGTGGCAAGGTCTGCATATTCCTTCAGCCCATCCATGATTGCATCTGCCAGACCATCAACGGTCGTTCTTCTCTCTGCCATCTCCTCACCTCTTTGCCAGGGCAGCCCTGATCTTCAATGTCTTATTCTTATACTGCACGTTGTCAACAAATGTAATATTATAAATATTCCCACGGAACAGGATGCGGAAATGCTCCGTGTCAATAGCGGACACCTCACTGCAGTAACGGATGACAAAATCAAGTTCCGTTTCCGCATTAACCTGTTTTGCTTCCCAGTACTCCTTCCCGGAAAGATTATTCACGTAGGAATAACATTTATAGTAGTCGCTCCATACAAGGGTATGGTTTCCTGTCCCATCCTTCTTCGTGCTGCTTTTCTGTATCATGATCCGTTCACGCATAAGTTCTATCATCAGAATATCTCCCTCCTGATTCCAAAAAACAGATACTTCAGTGTTTCCGTCATTGTCTTATGATCTGCTTCTTCCCGATGCTCATACAGGTAAGCAATAACATACAGTTCTGCAGTACGGACAACAGATTCATACTCTTTGAGTTCTTCCGGATGTTGTCTTGTCACATCTAAGATCAGGCGGTCGGATGTTTCCATCAGACGGAGGATGAGTTCATCCTCGTCTGACGAATCGACCCTGAGATACCCTTTGGCTTCCTCAAGCGTTACGAACATCCTGCCACCCCTACTTTCCGGCAGCCTTGATATCAAGTGTCTTGACTGCCTCGGAAAGGATCAGCTTGCCGTCCACGCGCTCTGAAGCAAGGAATCCGACCTGTCCGGTTGTGGCATAAAGCTCATTCAGTCTCTTGAAACTTCTGCCCTGGCGGTCTGCGATCCAGTAATAACTGTAATCACCGAATGCCATGACACGGTTTCCGGCTGCAAGCTCCGGCACATAGATGGATGTGCGGTAAGGACGGTTTAAGATCTTATCAGGCTCTCCTTCCCTTACGGACGGCTGCCAGATATAATTTCCGTTTCCGTCCTTCAGCTTTCTGATTGCCTTTACGGTCGAATCATTCAAAAGCCATACCGCCTTGTTACGGTAAGGGGCACGGAGGGAATAGTAAAGATCCATGACATCATCAAACGTAATGGATGTTCCGGTGGATGTCACGCCCGTCTCAGCACCGCCTGTTGCATTGAAGATTCCGGTAGGCTTTCCCTTGCCGTCACCGATAAAGAATGCCTCCTCTTCCTTTGTACCGATCCTTCTTCCGAACTCCCTTGAGATGTACTGCTCAATATTGAATACACTGTCATTTAAGAGTTCATCGGACACCTTGATCATGGTTGCCAGCTTAAAGGCACTGATGGTTGTCTGTCCGAAACTGTCATCAGATTCCGGGAACTGACCGCCCTCATCGATCCATGCCGCCTCACCCTTGGATGTAACGATTGGGATCTTACGGTCACCGCTCGATGTCTTGATGACGGTTGCAAGGTTACGGAAGAATACCTCCTCTTCCAGTGCTTCTACCAGTTTCTTCTCGTACTCGTCCGGTACAAGATAACCGCCCTCGGAATCCGTGCCGATGGTAAGGGCATTCTGTACTTCATAGGACAGCACCTTGTTTCTCATGCCGTTCCAGAACGCTTTTCTGTACTCATCGGTTGCTCTTCCGGTCTTTGTGTCACCGCCAGTCTTTGCATCCGGCTTGTTGGTGATCGGTGTGCTTGTTGCCTTGGAAAGTTCTGCATCGATGGCAGCCTGTCTTTCCAGTCTCTCGATTTCCTTTCCGAGATTTACGACATCATTTTCCATCTTGTCATAGGTGGCTGCATCCTCAGCGGACACAAAACCTTCCTGTGTTCTCTTGGCATCGAGGAATGCCTTTGCTGCTTCCCATGCCTTTGCTCTTTTTTCTCTTAACTCTAAAATCTTACTCATCTTAAAATCCTCCTTAATGTGTTAAAAGACTCAGTCTTTTTTCTAACTGGCTGACAGGTATCATGGCATCCACACGGGATACCCTGGAAAGGAACGATTCATTCATTGCCTTGGTGGAATACATCATGGAATCCTGCTGGAACGGGAACTTCTTTTTCTTGTCCTTATCCTCGTCTTCCTTTTCTTTTCCTTCCTCTCCATCACTGCCTTCCTCCGGTTCTTTTTCCGGCTTATCAGGCTTTTTCTTCTCTTCATCCGTCTCACCGGAAGAAAAGAGTATCTTATCCGCAAATCCAAGCTCCACTGCCTTCTTCGCATTGAACCAGGTCTCATCGTCCATCATGTGGGAGAGCCTTGCACGGGTAAGCCCCGTCTTGAATTCATAGGCATTTAAGATTGATTCCTTGACCTCGTTTAACATGGCGATTGCTTTCTGCATATCCCTTGTCTCGCCCATTGCCATGGTCGCAGGATTGTGGATCATCATCATTGCAACAGGGGATACACAGACCGTGTCTCCTGCCATTGCGATCACGGATGCTGCCGAAGCTGCAATGCCGTCTATCTTTACTGTCACGCTTCCCTTGTAGTCACGGAGCATGTTGTAGATCTGTGCTGCCGCGAACACATCACCACCTGGAGAATTGATCCACACCGTGATATTTCCGTTTCCGGCATTCAGTTCATCCTTGAACAGCTGCGGTGTCACTTCATCCCCGTACCATGTTTCATCTGAGATCATGCCATTTAAAAAGAGCGTCCTTTCCATGTCAGGTACGCTCTCATCTTCATTCTTTATCCAGTTCCAAAACTTCCGCTTCATCGTTTACCTCTCTTTCCGCTGTTTTCCTGTGCCGGAGCACTCTGCTGGCCCGTATCCGTCTTTACAAAAGCTCCCGCATCCGCAAGTTTGGTCATTGCACCGTTTATCAGATACAGGTTTCCCCCTTCCTCATCCGGGATCGGATTCATGTTTTCCATCTCACGGATGTCATTGGCAGAAAACCATCCGTTCTGCCTTCCGACTGCATAGCCGTTCATCCTCGACTGGTAATCCCCACGGAGCAGACCGTCCACATTCAGCTTGATAAAATACTTTCCTTTTTCACCAGGCAGAAGGAGCGATCTCTGTAAGGACTGCTCCCATCTGATCACCCACGGATCAAGTGTGTATTTAACGAACTCCAAGGACTGCTGCTCGATATTGGAAAAGCTCGACTTATCAAGGTCACCGACCATATGTGGCGGTATCCTGTACAGTCTTGCGATCTCATTGATCTGGAATTTCCTTGTTTCAAGGAACTGTGCTTCTTCCGGTGGTATCCCAATCTGCTGGTACTTCATGCCTTCCTCAAGCACTGCGATCTTGTGTGCATTACTCACGCCCCTGTACACAGAATTCCAGGACTCCCTGACCTTTGACGGGTCTTTCAGGACACCCGGATGCTCCAGAACACCGCCCGGATTCGCCCCGTTTGCAAAGAAACTCGCCCCGTATTCCTCACAGGCAAGCGTCATGCCGACAGCGTTCTTTGCCATCGCAATCGGAGAATATCCGATCAATCCGTCAAACCCAAGTCCGGGGATATGAAGCACATCCTCGGCTTTCAGTTTGATATTTCCATATTCCTTGAACGTAGGGTTCTCATCACTGTTTCTGGAATACACATAATAGATGTTTCCTTTGTCATCCCTCTGCACCTCCATCTTGTCCGGAAG